AATTCGTTCATTTCTAGCCACTGTATTTTTTTCATATCTCTTTGTATTGATTCTAAATATTTATCTCTGGAATTATTATGGAAAAACTTGTTAAACTCATTGTGTTGTTCACCTTGTACCTCTACTGCTATTTTACGCGTGAAATTAATTAAATCAACTTTTAATCTTGATCCGAAGACAGGAAATTCTTCGTAACAAATGTGACCTGACCAATAATCCTTAAAAAAGCTTTTGACATTAAACTGAATTTTAGACCGACAAGGCTTATCCCAATCAACTTTATATTTTACTACGTTTTTATTTACTAATTTGCCGTAAATATTATAAAGTCTCATACCGTCAAGCTGAGAGTTTGTTTCAGCATATCAAATAGATAGTCTTTTACTTCTGGGTTATCATCAAGATAATTAGTAAAAGCTTCTTCGCCTTGAATCTTTTCTGGAATAGATAAATTTTTAGACTCCAGCTTTTCGATTAAACTTTCTGTTACGTTCAGCCAAGCTCCGGCTCTCTTTACAAAACCCCACTTAAGTAAAGTGTTTAATATTTCATACTCAACCCAAATGCTTTTACCGCCAGTTCTACCGTATTTAATTGGGTATTTTACAATAGTCCCAGTCGTTTCGTTGGGAGTTTTGCGGAAAATAACCTCGCACCAGTGACCCTCTGCTGCGTCCTCTTTGGCGGCTTTAGAGTCTTTTATTTGATGCTTTGTGTATCTAGGCTGAAACTCTAATATCCAATCTGAAAAGTGAAGGAGCGCGTTGCCTCCAGATGCGTTTGTGAGCTTCGGATCAGTCTTTTCGTACATGTTGATACTGACTTTGCTTCTGACCTGAGAAATTAAAACGCAAATGTGGCCTCTTGTGCTAATTGGAAGGGCCATTCTTTTTAGAAAATTAGAACTTGTAACTGCTCCGCCTGCAACTTTATTTGACTCGTCGTAAGATCTATCAACATCAGCTTTTGAAATCAAAGCGTCCATCGAATCAATTACGAAAAAATATCTTTTCTCAGTGGGATTATCTCTAATCAAATGAGAAATAAAGTCACAAACAGTTTCATAAATATTAGATTTAAAAACAAACCATTTCTCAGGATCAGTATCAATTCCTGCTCTGGTAATCATATCAGAAGAAAGCCTACCCTCGGCTTTAACGTAGACCACCATAGAATTCTCAACCTGCTTTTGAAAGTTTCTGGCAAAAGATAAAGAGCAAGAAGTTTTACCGCCCTCTGAGACTCCGCTTGCACGAATTATCGAGGGCCTAAGTCCTCCTCCCATGTGCATATCTAGAATTAGACTACCGCTAGAAACGACATAGTCGGTTTCTGCTTCAAAGTTGTAATGCTCCTCTTTATGCTCTTTGAGGTAACGCTCGATTTGACCCAGTGGGTCTAACTGATCAGTTTTCTTTTTTGCTGCCATTTCTTAAAAAGTCGAATAATTTATTTTTTTTAGAAGTGATTTTTTTAGCGCCAATCTTGGAGCTAGATAAAGAGTATTTCTCTTTTGGTTTTAAGTCAAGGGAAAATCTTCTGAATTGAGTTAGTAGATACTCTTTGCCTTTTGGGGTAAGAAACCAAACCAAACTATCCATTTTAAAAGGTTTAGGAATGCTTGCCCAAAAAGATTTATCAGGATAAATCTCAATTAGTTTTTTGACAGTGCCTAACTCTCTGCCTCGCGCTAATTTATCTTTCCATATTTTTTCAGAATTATCTAAAAATTTATGAATTACGAATTGGTAGATTGTTGGTTTTCTTTTTGCCACAGCGACAAATCATTTTCTACCATACTTTCTACTAGCTTGTCAAACGAAATTTCAGGCTTCCATCCAAGTTCTTCTCTCGCTGGGGTAGAATCTCCATGTAAAAGATCCACCTCTGCTGGCCTGTAAAATTTTTCATTTATTTCGGCAAGAACTTTGTTTTCTTGAAAAAGTCTAAATTTTGCCTGCATGCCTTTGCCGCTCCAAAGGCCGGGAACTCCGGCAAAAGTAAAAGCCTTTTCCACGAAAGATTTCACAGAATGAGTTTCTCCGCTAGAAAGGACATAATCTTTTGGCTCATCTTGGTTCAGCATAAGCCAAACCCCTCTCATAAAGTCTCTGCTGTCGCTCCAATCTCTTTTCGCGTCAACATTACCCAATTGCAAAGGCTCAAAGGACTTGCCCGAATCTAAGGCAAATTTTATTTCAGCAGCTTTTTTAGTAATTTTTCTAGTTACAAATTCTTCGCCTCTTCTTGTGCCTTCGTGATTAAATAAAATAGAATGAACAGCATAGAGATCATATGACTCACGATAAACTTTAACTATGTGTCTAGCCGCAGCCTTTGATGCTCCATAAGGACTTCTTGGTTTAACTGGATGTTTTATGTCTTGAGGGCTATAGTCAACATCTCCAAACTCTTCAGACGAGCCTGCGCTATAAAAGCGACAATCTGGCTTAAACTGCCTAATCGCCTCTAAACAGCGAATTACTCCTCCGGTGTTAACATCTAATACGCTTAATGGTACGTCCCAACTTACTCCCACGAAAGAATTAGCGCCAAAATTGATAAAATAATCTGGTTGCAAAGTCTTAACTAAACTGTCTATGCTAGCGCTATCAGATAGATCTCCATCTACTAGATTAAAATTATCATGGGTACTAAAAGATTTTATGTTTGTATAATTAGGAGAACCTGATCTGCGCATCATTCCATAAACCAGCAAGTCGCCTTTGCTTAAAAGTAGCTCGGCCATATTTGCCCCATCTTGACCAAGAATTCCTGTTATTAATACTTTTTTCATAATAAAATTGTTTGCCCTGTGTGAGCATGTAAAGTTTGATAATCTCTTATAGCTTTACTTGCGGTAGGCGTTATATTTTTTGGAAGTTCAGAAAATTTAAAAAATTTAACTTCTCTACTTTCTTCACTTTTTATTATATCAAAAGAAGTAGGATGTGTTAATAAAAAAATATCTATCATCTGTTTGTAGACAGAATCAGTTGGGTATTTTCTTATCGTTCCATATTGAGGATCAGAAACAATTGAAAAAACTTTTACTACATCTATATCTAGATTTGTTTCTTCTTTTACTTCTCTTATAGCGCACTGAACAATATTTTCTCCGGGCTCTAATCTGCCTCCGGGAGTTCCCCAATAATCACCATCAGCCCTGTGTTCTAAGAGTATTTCCTGTTCGTCTTTTGGAAGTGAAGCGGACTTTAAATAGCTCTGAGCGAATTGAGTCTCAGTAGCTGGTGAAATATCATAAACATTAATACAGCCTTTAATAACTAAGCACCCTACGCCGAAAGTAGTAGTAGTTTTTAAATCTGAAGGTAAAGAGTTGTAAAATGTTAATTCAGCCATATTGGCTTGCCTCCTGAAAAAGTTTGAAGTTTAGATAGCGATACTACTCCTTTTTGACTAACTGCTTGAGTAGCACATTTATTAGCGAATTTTATTGAATCTACAATATCTTTAGTATGCAAGTAATTGCAAGCTAGACCAGCGATAAAAGTGTCACCGGCGCCAGAGACATCCTTGACTTCAATGTCTGGAACTGAATAATTTTTATCTTTATAGTCGCAGCCTTTAGGTCCGACTGTTTTAACAAGCTTGTTGAAGTATAGTTTTTTATCAAAAATCTTTTTAGACTTTTCGTACTCTACCTCGTTAATTTTTATAAACTTTATATTGCGAGCCCAGTCGCCTATGATCTTTTTAGTGTCCAGAAAAGTGTTATTATGAGAGTCTGCAATTTTAGAGATATCTTCTTCGAGTAGAAAACCTTTATCGTAGTCAGATATTACAACGCAGCCATATTTTGAAAAATTTATTTTATCAAGATTTACTCTATTATATTTTTTACTATTATCAAGACGAAGAAACATTTGATTAGTTTTATAATCTACTAATCTAGTCTTAGTGATTTTTTTCCAGTTGTAGTTCGTTACTATATTACAATCAACATTTAGAGATTGAATATTTTTAAAAACATTATGAGCCATTCCCCTGTTTTCAGTTTTAGAGCGAAAATCTAAAATTGGGACAGGGGCTTCTGGAGCGAGCCTAGTACAATCGCAGTAATAAAAAACGTCTAGGCAACTCTCTCCAATGACTAAAATGCTTTTACTCATTTGATTTTAAAAAACTTAAAATATCATTTTTATCAGGAGGAAGATTATCATTGTGCGGTTGAAAACCTGCTACAACTTCATTAAGGGCAAGGACATATACTTTTTTGCCCGACTTAAGCATTAAGTCATGCGCTATCTGTTTTGCTATGCCGTTTGGATAATCGTCATCAATTACAACTCCTCCATATTTTGATTTTTTAAGTTTCTCTATTTGCCTTTCGGATATTCCAAGTGGCCTAATCCAAACTTGGTGGTAAACGCTAACCCCTCCCCTTTCCTCTGCGGCTTCTTTTGCTGCGAATCTGGTGATAGAATATGGAAACAAAACCCAATCAGGATTTTCTACTTCTATGTCAACTAGAGATCCAGTGAACGAGTGACTAACTCTATGCTCGCTAACGTAGTAGGGACACTCATCTTGCATAAAAGTATTATATATTTCCGTGTACTCCCTAGAAGTCATAGGGGCGCATATTTTGACTCCGGGCATACGGAAGGCTAATCCATGATGAGAAGAGCCAGCTACAGGGCCTATGCCGCCCTCCATAGCAATGCTTCGTATAAATATTGGACAGTTTATTTTCCAAAGAGCAGATGACCTTCCTGCATAATTAGCAATTATAGAATAATTAAACCATTGGAATCCTTGATATCTTACTACGTAAATAGGCCTCTTTCCTGCTAAAGCAGAGCCTACAACGACTCCCCCATTCATAACGTCTGCCATAGGGAGCTCTGTTAAATTTTCTCCGTCTTCCGGTATAGTCCCGCCAACCCAGCCTACTGCTGTAATGCACTGGCCAAATAGAGGATTGCCTTTGCTTAGATGAAGCCGAGTTATATTTTTAATTGTTTCTTTTAGAGGAACTTTTTCCATAATACTTCATTCTTAGTTTCAGCAATTTCTTCTAATTCTTCTAAGCCAAGTTCTTTAGTAATATTTTTTAGGGTATCTTCTTTCTCTTCATCTATACCTGCGCCTGCATGCCACCACAGTCTATTTGTTTTTACGTTAAATAAACAAGGCATTGATTTCATTTTCAAAAAAGATTCTTCAATGTCTCTAGGATCATCAGTGCATTCAAAAGCTTCGCATCCAACAGACTTGGCGAAGTCTACCATCTCCCAGTCTCTTCTAACTTTTTTTTCTGTTAGTATGGAAAGATCATTATCTTCAACTATAAAAATTATAGGTATTTTTTTCTTAGTTGCCCAAGCAATGGATGAAAGAACATAATCCTCTTCAGCTGAAGCATCTCCAGTAATTGAAATAGTAAAATTTTTAGAAGATAATGCATACCCAGTGGCGATAGGAACTTGAGAACCCATCAAGCCATCATGCCCAAACATATTTATTTCCTTAGACTGAATAGAAGCTGAACCTCCCATTCCATAAGCACATCCGTCGTCTCTGCCTAGAAGCTCTTTTATTAAAGCTTCCGGATCTCCTCCGTAACAAAGATACGTGCTGTGAGCTCTATGCTGTCCAAAAATAGCTGGCTTACTTTCGAATAAGCAGGAAAACGTAGCTGGGATTAACTCTTGCCCAGCAGAAAGATATAAAGGAAACTTAAACTTTTTTTGTTCTATTAGAGTAAAAAGTTTTTTCTCAAAAGCTCTACAAAACCAAGCTTTTTTTAGTATGTCAGAAATTAAATTCATTTGCATTAATAGTATCTAATGAAGCTGAATTAGCAAAAATTGTGTCTTTGTTTTTCTCTCTAACATCATTTAAATCATTTTCATTATCGTCTACATAAAGAGTATGGCCACTTGGGTTTACGTATTTAGATTTGTCTTCTGTTTTATAAATAGTGTGTCGACAATAATTGAAATAATCTAAAATGCCAAAAGTTCTTAAAACTTTTATACTAGGCTGGTCATGTTTATCTATATCTATCAATCCGCCTCTACTTACGAAACCAATTTTAGAAACTTTTGATTTTTCTTTTAAGAAATTTTTTACTCCGTATTTAAGAGCAAGTTTATTTCCGAGTTCATCTTCTATAATCAATGGATGCTTCGTTATAAAATTACCCACTAGCATTTTTGCCCAATGGCCTGACCATAACGTATCATCTAGGTCAAATATATATGTATCGTAGTAGTCTCTCATTTTCTAGAAAGCTTTATAATTTCACATTCGCTATTAAGAGGAAAAGTTTCTGACAGTCTTTTTAAAATTTTTACGTTAAGAACACTACCAGCTTTAAAAAGACCTAAATGTTTTTCAGGTATTACGCAATCTTGATTAAGAGATATCACAATATCATCTTCACTTGAAGAGTTTAAAAGATCTTCATTAAGATAGCCAAAATTAAAAGAGAAGTCTCCTTTAGTCACATCATCTTCTATAACAAAAGAATCTGCAGTTTTGTTAGTCCAACTTTCTTCTGTTTCGTACCCTACTGGCTCTCTGCCATAATTATCTTGAAGTCTAACTAAATCATTTTTATCTTTAGTCGATTCTACTTCAAGCATAGTGAAGTTGTCGCTCAAAGCTTCAGTAGAGTGGAAAACTCCAGCATGAATAGAAAGATAGCTACCAGTAGAAAGATTCTTAGAGCCACTTAGAAAAGATAACTTTGCCTCTCCGCTAAGTACTATCAATCCAGTTTTTTTATTTGGATGGCAATGAAAAGAAGTTCTCTCATCTTTATTTATAGAAAGAAACCAAATAGAAATAGTTTCGTTCTCAAACGAAATAAATTCGTGACCCCAAGGTTTGTGAACTACTGAATTATTTAACTGCATTTAGGCAGCATGGTAAATATCAAGCGCTGCTTTAAGCCATTTGCCCATATGGTCATAATGAGGACATGATACTAGATTTCCGTCAACTACTGCTTCATAGTTTACGTACGTTGCCCCAGCGTTCTCGATATCATCTTTAATGCTATAGTATCCAGAAGCCTTCCTACCATTTAGAACTTTTGCTGAAATTAACATTTGAGCGCCATGACAAATACAAGCGATAGTCTTTCCGGATGCATTAAAGGCTGTAATGAAATCTAAAACATTTTCTTGCTGCCTTAGCTTCTCTAAAGCTTTCACTCCGCCCGGTATGACCAGAAAATCATATTCATCAACATGAGCGTTTGTAAGATCTTTGCTTTCAAAAGTAGCTTTTACCTTTGTCCCTAGAATTCCATAAATGAAACCTTTAGACTCTGCTAGAATGTCTACTTCAAAGTCATCTTCATGAAGCCTATACATAGGGTAGAGGACTTCATTGTCTTGATACCCTTCCCAAGTTAGCATTAGTGCTTTTCTCATACTAATCTATTATTTTCAAAAAACTAGATTTATCAAATATTTTTAGAGTTTTCTTCTACTATTTTACGAGGGAGAGTTATTTCTAGCATCCTGTTCATCTCATTTTTGAAAGAATCTCCAAACTTTGAGATCATTCTATCTAGGTACTCTTGATTTGTAAAAAATTTAAGAAAAGCTTCATCTCTAAATTTAAGCACTTCCCAATTTTTTAGATTTTTAGTTGGCAAAGGATAACACTCGTAAGAATGTTGGGAATATCCTAGCCATCCAGCGTCAGTATTTTCTGGCAAACAATCCGGATCTTTTTCAGACCATTCTCTATGAAGTTGACTGCCCGGATATGCCATGCAGCTATAACCATTATAATAATCTATTTCAGTAGTCATTGCTTCATGCAGCGTCTCACCCATGGTTTCGTAAGTATCTGTGGGAAGACCAAAGATGTAATTCCCAGTAACGCAAATACCTGCATTTCTAGCTTTATTTATCACATCTTGAATATGCACTTCCTCGAACCTACCTTTCGTTACTTCCTGTCTTACTTGTGAGTTTCCTGACTCTATACCTAAGCCGACCCAATTGACTCCAGCTTCTTTAAGTGGAACTACATACTGTTCTTTTAATGTATTAATTCTAGAGTAGCACCAAATATTAAATTTATAACCTCTCTCTTTAATTAATTTACAAGTTTCTAGAAAATGATTTGGCTTTAGAACAAATAGCTCATCTGCGATTTTTACATTTGTAATTCCAAAATCTGCAATTTGGTCAAAAAATGAGATAATTTTCTGAGGAGAAAAATGCCTAAAGCTATTTCTTATAGTTCCGTTATCGTTAAAGGGGGCATTGATGCAGCAAAATGAACAGGTATAAGGGCATCCTAAGCTTGTATATAAAGCAGCAAAAGGATTTTGATTATTTGGATGAACTTCATTAGTCCAGCTGTGCCAATTAGCTGTCCTATATTTTGTCATATCCATTAAATCCCACGACATTGTAGGAATATCATTATCTAAATCTGCAATTGCAGGAGCCATTTGAGCGTTCTTAACCTCTTTTTTCTTCCAGTCATAAAACCAGAGGCCCGGTATTTTTTCTAGCTCAGTAGGATCAGTAGAATCTTTTGCTTGAAGCAATGCCTCAATAGTTCTTGGGCCTTCTCCCCTACAAACTAAGACCTCCTCATCTCTCGAAATTATAAACTCAGGCAAAGCTGAAGGAGCTAAACCAACATAAATCCTAGTCATGCCTAAGCCTTTTAAAGACTGCATTAGTTTTTCAGCTCCGTGCATGTTCTGCGCAGATGCAGAAGGCTGTTGCCCGTAGACAACTAAGCATACGATCTTAGGAGAAAAGTCCTTTATCTTTTGTATAGACTCTTCATGAGATAATTGATTTACTTCGCAGTCTAATATATTAGATGTATGCCCCCTATTATTAAGATAGGAAGCTATCATGCCAGCCCAAATAGGCTGTTCATAAGCAGAGAAACTCTTGCTTAAGTCTTGATATACTTTTTTAGATGCGTTTGGGTGTACTAATAGTACATCTAAATCATTTTTCATTTAAAATGTCTGTTATATAATTAATTTTAGATTCGCTTAAATCGGGATAGTTTCCTATATACCATCCAAAGTGATGGCAATGATCCGCTTCTGGATAGTCTAGTGGCTCAGGAGCCTTGTAGACACCATTGACTTTAATATTAAAATTCTTAACATATTTTTCTATATACGGCTGACGAATCTGGCTGCCTCCACCAGAAAGACCTCTTCTAAACTCTATATCATATTTGTTTAGCCTCTCTTCTATTTTATCTCTTAAAGTAAAGTCGGGTTCATTTAGAATAGGAGTAAATGCATAGTTAGAGTTACCTTCATGATTTAAATCAGTTCTAAACTTTTCTGAGTCTAGATTGTTCATAAAAGTATAGTGATTCTTATTCCTCTGTTCGTTATTAGCATCTAATCTTTTAAGTTGATTAGATGCGAGGACGGCATTTATTTCTGTGCTTCTAAAGTTATATGCTGCTTCGGTAAAAATAAAATCTGAGTTTAAGTCTGGATAGTCGTCTATATACTCCTGCTTTAACGTGTCGTCTGTCGCCTCTCTAAGCATACCGTGAGAGCGAAACATTCTGCATAATTGATAGACCTCAGGATTATTGGTGCTGACCATACCGCCTTCAATTGAGGTCATGTGGTGAGCATAATAAAAAGAGAAGTTTGATATATCACCAAAAGTACCAACCTTTTGGCCTTTGAAAGTTGCGCCGTGAGACTCGCAAACATCTTCTACTAAAATTAAATCATTATCCTTGCATATCTTTAAGATATTATCTGTTAACCCATTGTAGCCTAATACATGAGTTAAAAAAACAGCCTTTGTCTTTCTAGTAATTTTGTCTAATAGGCGATCTTCATCTATCGCAAGAGTCTTTGGGTTAATATCGCAGAAGACAGGAGTAAAACCGTTTTGTAAAACTGCGGAGATATCAGATATCCAAGTAATAGGCGGCACTATAACTTCTGCGCCTTCGGGGAGCATTTGTTTAAGAGCGAGGAAAGTAATTTGATTCGCAGAAGAACCAGAGTTTACCATTAAGTTGTTTGGTGCGCCTAGCCAACTCCCCCATTCATCTTCAAATTGTCTGACTCTTTTATTATTAGTAAGTATAGGTTGAGGGTCTTGTGATAAAAAATCAACTAAGACGTTTAAGTCCTCCTTGCTAATATTGTCTGACATCAATGGATGCTTCATTATAAATTAGTATGTTTTACGTTAGCTTTATTAAATACTTGATAAGCTCTTATTAGTTCTTCAATGCCTTTGTCTATATCTACTCTGGCTTCCCAACCTGTTTTCTCTAGCTTTTCATTGCTAACAATATAGTTTCTTTTATCAGGGTCAGAATTTATTTCGCTCTTCGTGATAACGAATCCGGGGACGTGATCTTTGATTTTCTCGCAGAGCTCAAACTTTGAAAAATTAGCGCTAGACAAACCGACGTTATAAGATTGGCCATATGGGTTAAAAGGATTATTGTCATCGTCTATAAAAATAGTTGTACCTTCGGTATTTGGATGCGATCTATGTCCAAACATATGAATAAAAGCATGAGCGACATCTCTAATGTGTATGAAGTTTCTCTTAAAAGAACTTTCAAATAAAGTGATGCAGCTATCTGTGACAGCTCTCAAAACAAAATCGTTTACAAGCAAGTCTTTCCTAAATCTGTAAGAAGTGCCAAATACAGTAGCCAGCCTAAGAGAAGTGTGGCCAGCGCCAAGCACCCACTCTTCCGCATCGCACTTTGTTCTGCCGTAAACAGAAATTGGAGCAAGAGGGGTCTCTTCAGTGCAATGAGCTTCACCGTCACTTACTCCGTATCCGCTGTTTGTGTTAGGATAAATGATTCTACATTTAGTAGATTGAACAATATATTTTACATGCTCAAAGTTAACTGCCGTAGCAAGCTTTTCGTCTCTGGCGCAGGCAGGAAAGCCGACAATTGCAGCCAGAGGAATAACATAGTCGTTATTTTTATCTAGCTTTTGCAACTGCTCTAGTAAAGAATTTTTGTCTCTTACATCTCCGTAGACAAATTCAAACCTGTCTTTAGGGTATTTAAAAAAACTAAACAGCCCGTCCTGCTTGTACATCAAGTTATCGTAAACAATAACCTTTGCGTAAGGAAATCTATTTAGTATCTCCTCAGTTAGTACTGTTCCTAAGTATCCTGCACCGCCTGTTATTAAAACTTTCATTAGTGATCCCTCTCCGACATTATAGCGTTTTTTATATCAAAACTCCAATTAAAGTTAAAGTTTTCGTGATTCCATTTTATTGTATATTGAGAATCTATTCCTCCATAGTGATTCGTCATCTTATAACTGAACAAGCACTCTGAACTCAAACAGTAATGCCCATTAGCACAGTTATCTGGTATTAGGAGTTGCCATTTATTTTCGGAGCTCAAGACTAAATCTACATTTTTTCCAGATTCGGGGTGCAAGACCTTCAAAATTATATCTCCTTGAAGACATGTGACAAGTTTCCAAGTTTTATTGTCACCGTGAAGGCCTCTGAATACATTTTTTTTAGAGCGAGATAAAGTATCTAAAACAAATTCTTTATTTTTAAAATTATCTTGTAAATGCTCATCTGCAGAAATTACATCTTTAAATTTTAAAGAATCATAAATTTCAAAATTACAACCGCGATGATCAGAAAAAACAGTGGGCCTAATTAACGTTAATCCTTCAATGCCGCCGTAGTTATATTTAATCATTAAATATGTCCCAATTCTGAAACTCTGATTTAAGCTCGGCTGCTAAGCAGTCAATCTTTAAGTCAACTCTTTCTCCAAGCCCTTTAGATAAAACATTCTTTGCTGAATTTCTGACTCCATTAATAGAATGAGTCAATTTTAACGCTGAGAGATCTTGATTTTCACCGCTCCTGCATTTACTTTCATTTTCCCAAATATATCTATTTGAAAGCATAATAATCATAAGCGATTTGATTATTTCAGAATTAAGTTTAATATCTCTTTCTGTGCACATGCAGTCTAAGTCATGCATTATGTCGCAGATTTCTTTATCGTATGACTCTTTGTTCTCAGGTATGAAAATAGCCTTGAGGATGCAAATCGACATCCTGTCTGCTAACTCTGCAAATGTAGGAAGATACTTTCTATCCATCTTAATTATTATCTATATGTTTTCTTAAAATATCAACTTCTTTTGAAATATCAAAGGTGAAAGGGTCTAACTTTTGAGAGAAAGATTTTACTCTCATTTCCTGCCCGGTTTGGTCTGGAGCATAGACTTTCTCAAGAGTGTTATGCATTAAATGATCAAAAGTAACTTCGCTTACGTCCACTACTCTGTCTAGTTCGGCATAAACCCTGTAAATAGAAGAGTCTCCACCTAAGCCTAAAAATTCCTCGTATAAAAATTTATTTATGCACTTAACAGCCTCAAGAGAAACTATTGGACATGAGCCATATGGCAAAGTATCAACATGGTCAACGCTAGTGCAAGAGCTTTTGCAGTAAATGACATCATCTTTAATTTGATTCTCTAATTTAAAAGATTCTACTTTATCTAAAATTATTTCGTCCCAGCCTTCAGTTAAAAATTCAATATCATCATTAACGCCAATTAAGAAGCGGCCTTGGCTTTGCCTTGCCATCTTGTTAATAGTGGTATGAAGGCTATGAGGTCTTGGTCCATTAAAAAATTTTACGTTAGAGTGGAAGATTCTACTTTTAAAAAGATTAGTCTCTTCATCGTCATTGTCGTAGTTTATTAATATTTCAACATCCTCAAAAGAAGATGTCTTAAACATTACCGAAGAAATTAAATTCTCTAAGTAAGAAATTCTTTTTCTTGTATTAAGTAATATTGAAAAATTCATCTAAATCTATAAAATTAAATTTGCCTGCATAGTAATCTTTTGGAGTATCGTCCCAAACTTGTTTTGAAAGGCTTTTATCAGATACCAATAAAAGTTTTTTACCTAACTTGCTCCAATTAAATATATCTATAAATTCATCATCCCTTAATGGGTTTTCGTATATATCTGAACTAACCTTTTCCTTGAGCCTAGCAGGAAAACTTACTATTATCCTAATCGTGCTGCTAGATAGAGAAGTCTTATGAAACAAAAAAGAGTCAAGTAGATAACTTTCTCCAAGTTTCATTGTAAACTCTATTTTATTTTTATTCATCTCATTGGTTACTGGCTCTCCTTCAAGAAACGAAGGTATAGATTTTACATAATCTGGATAAAATCCTTCTTGTGGATTGCTGACAGATATGCCGCTCTGCTCGTAGTCGCCGCAGATTGGAGTGTGAATCATTGCTTCGTTACAGTTTTGACCAGCCCAAATGTCAGTGTGCCAGTTAGTAGAGCTTCTGGGCCTATTTGTAAACTCTGGATTAGTATTTGCACCAAAGTTTATTCTAAGATTTATAGGACAGGCAACTTTGGAGCCTTCACTAAAAGAAAGATGCTCTACTAAGTTATAGACCTTTTTATTTAATAGATTGTGAGAACTGTTAGTTTCAATTTTAGGCATCAACAAGCCATTAGGAGTAATATTAGGCAGGCCTATAATATCGTTTCGATAAAAAAGACAAAAAGCTTCTAGTGTTAAATCTAAATTAAATAGTTTATTTGGATAATAACTAGAAAGAGAATCGTATAAACATATTTGGGCCGCTGTTCTTAAATCCGAAAATATATTTTTAGGAAGCTCACACTTTCCTAATAATGAATCTATTTTAGAAAACTTTTTGGAAAAATTAAAAAGCCTGTCTGATCTCTCTTGTATATAACTTTTCATTTATCTTTTTAGTATTACCACATTAAAGCCTTGATCGTATAAAGTTCCAAAATCTGTTTTAGAATAAGAAATATTAAATTTAGACTGGGCTCGTAAAAAAGAAAAATATCCAGTTAAATAATTTTTCTTTTGATGAAAAGAAGAGGCAAGTGATTCCAGTCGGCTGTCGGAATATAGTTCTAAAATTGGCTCTATGTGGAATATATAATTTATATTAGAGTCAGAAAAGAAAGTGAACAGCGAGTCCCATTGAGCTCCTAACTGCTCCATTGAGCCGGAGGTAAAGAATATAGTATCTTTATTATTAAGTTTGTTTTCATTTAAATAAGACAAGCTTGGCCTCTTCATGTCAAATTCAAATCCGCCAAAACCTTTTTGTTTAATAATTGATACAGCAGAAGGGGAAAAATCACATCCATTGATAGAATCAAACTTGTTTAAAGATTTTATATAATCTAAATTATGCCCATTCCCGCAGCCTAATTCTACAACAGAAGAAAAATCTACATCAATATAATCTAAAACATTTTTAATTATTTCATGAGCGCAGTCAGAAGCTAGAGACTTATTTGAAGACTCTATAAACTTCCCTTGATATCTGAAAACTTCTTTTTTATCTAAATTATCATCCTTTTTGTTAAAGAATGTAGGAGTTTTGTTTTTATTAGATTTTATTTCGGACCAATAGTCTTCCCACTGCTCTTGTTTGGGGCAGTTTCTGGTTTCATCGACTTTCTTTTCTACTGCAATTTGAGCTATTCCAGAAATTTTATCTGAACAAAAATCAAAGTTGGGGTCAACCTTTTCTAAATCAATAAAAAAATTCGTGTTCAATTTCTTCATAATCTAATTCTTCTTTCTTTAAAAATAAGTTATTTTTTAAAAATTCTTTCAAATCCTCGTTAGTAGAATGATAGTTTTCATCATACTGGCTCGAATCATGCCTCATTATTCCTCTACATTCTTCGTAGCCAAAGCCGCAGGCTTTTGACTCCTCTGTTACCAGCCTTTCAAGTATAGAGTCTATAATATAAGGATGATCGTAAGTTGGTTTACCGGTTGCCTGCCAAAAGGCCGGACTAAAGCCACTGCTCTGTCCGTCTAAACTTATTTTATGGGGCAGCACGTAATCTTTCAAAAGAATCCAATTCTTTTTTAAAGCAGCATTTAAAAACGAAAAAGTAGATTCAGTGCAATGGCTTGCGAAAATGTCAGGATACACATTGCCATAAAAGCTTCTTAGGTCTTCACTGATTAAATTAGTGTGAGTCCCCATGCCTTTACCTATGGGTATAATATAATCGCCTTCTTTAAAAAGTATCTCTCTTGCATACTCGTCGTCTTTGTCATGTCTTCCTACTCCTAAGCCATTGTAATATTCAGTATCATTTTCTGGTTGGGGAGTGATCATTCCATATTTACCGGTCTCCAAATAAGAATTTAAATCCTTAAATAAACTTTTTTGAGGGAAGCTAGTTCCAGAATCTACGTATAAATAACTTCCGCATGGTCCAAATTTATCTATATACCTTCTTACTGCATGATTAAATGTTACATTTACTGGATGACATTCTTTAACAAAATTTACAAAAATTTTACCAGAGAATTTATCTAACAAAGAATCTATAGTTGACTTTTCATTTAAGCAACTTGATACAACCAGATCAAAACTATCAAAATCTTGATCTAGTATAAGCTCTATAGAACTAATGTAATCTTGTAAATTTTCTCTGCCGGAAATTCCGCAGGTATTATAAACCGCAAGTATTTTTTTCATTAGACGTAAGCGCAGTCTATTTTATCATAGTCAAATTTATCACTAGTTAAATATAAATTATCTTTTATATAGAATTTAAGTTCATCATTTATACAAAGATTATCTTTATATTGGCTTGGGTCATGCATAACTATGCCTTGGCACTCTTCGTAGCCCAAGCCTAGCTGCTTAGCCTTTTCGTTTTGAAATATTGGAAGCAAAGAATCTATTCCAAAAGCGTGATCATATGACCCTGTTCTAGGGTTATCTAACTTATGTTTTTCTGGTTCGGTAGCGCAACTTGCCCCGTCCATTCCAGCGGCATGCCTAATTAAAACTTTTTCCGATATAGCCCAGTTCAGTCCGATGGCAGCATTAACAAAACTGAAAATAGATTCAGTACAATAGCTAGCAAATATATCTGGACAACAGTTGCCATAAAAATCAAAAATTTTAGAACTATAAACTTGACAGTGAGCGGCGCAAGCTCTTCCTACCGGAACTATATAATCAGTGCCATCGGAAAACATTTCAAACCTTGCTCTTTCATCGTCAATTGCGTGCCTTCCTCCTCCTAATTTTAGGCCATAAGCATAACAGCTATCTATATCTATTTGCGCTGAAAACATTCCATAATTAGGATTTTCTAACATGCCGTCAAATAAAGTTTGCATGTCATTTTCTCCATCAACTAAAGAATCAGCAGAGGTATAAACATAGTTGTCAAAAGGACCGTATTTTTTAACAGACTCTCTTATAGCTTTATTAAATGTTACATTAACAGGAAGAGCGTCGTTAATAACTAAAAAGTCTAAATCTTGATCAGCAAAAACTTTTTTAAGATGAGGAACTGTGTCCTCTCTTGGCCTACAAAGAGAAACTATAATTTTAGTATCAGTTTCATCTTTGTATTTTTGAGCTAATAAGGATTTTATGTATCTAGGATACTCGTAAGTATTATCTTTTTTAATACCGCAAGTATTATATACTATTAAGTTTTTTTGAGTTTTCATTCTAAAAGATCTTGTATATGCGAAAAAATTTCATAAGGCCTAACGTTATCAATACAAGCAGGGTTCTCTTTAATGTTATAGCAAGGCCTGTGAGTATTAAGAGGCGCTTGTATTAAACGTAAATATTTTGGTTCAGTAAAAAAAGGATAACATTGCTCTTTGTAAGTATGAGAATACAAAAGAACACTGGGGACTTCAAAGCAAGAAGCTAGATGCCCCGGAAAGCTGTCTATTCCAAAATGCAAACGAGCTCGCTTAACTAAATAAGCAGACTGATTGAAGTCTGTCTTGTTTAAGTAGTCTAATGTGCCAGAATATTTTTTGGCATTTGATTCATTTCCAATTTGAACTATTTTTAAATTTGGACATTCAGCTAAAACTAAATCTATAACACTCTGCCAATGAGAATAAGATTTAGACTGAAAATCATGAGTGCCATGAAAAGTAATATATTCTCCACTCGGAACTTCGCACTCTTCCTCATGTATAAATGGCTTGTCTATTTTTAAGCCACAATTTAAAGCATAGCATTCAAGAAAGTGCATAATTTTAATATTTTATTGAGTAAGCTATTTTATTATGCGTATTATGCTGGTAAGTCATAATAGACTGAGAATTAAGAAAAGGTAAATACGCTATTTCATAGTCTCCTTTGTGCTCGCCACAGCCCTCTAAATGAAATATATTATTCATATACTCTTGATATTCTATAACTTCGTCTATATAAGGATTATTTTTTAAAATATTAAAAAAAGATCTTTCTGTTGCGAAATGTAAGACACAATTAGGATACAATTCTTTTATAGAACGCAAAAGAGACGTACTGCAAAGTACATCTCCTGCTGACCGCGGCATTACAAATAAAATCTTACCGGTCATCTATATGTTTTTTACCGCCTCTTTTTGAAGCGTTTTCCTTGAAAAACTCTTGCTTGACTGGATCTTTGCCTCCGTAGTGATCTGCTCTTTGAGAGGACATTTCAGCAGAGTGATCCCAAAGCTCACCGTAAGTTTTTGCTTTAGTTTTATTTACAAAATCAGACTCTGAATTTGGGTCTATCTTTGAGTCTATTGATGCGTGAGGTATAGTATATACTCTATCGTAAGCTATTCCGTCAACCTCGTACTCATGAGCTTCATGAATACTTTGCCAAACAGTTATTTTCTCTTTAGTCTCTGGATGCTCGTATATATATTCCGGCATTTTAAACCTCCTCTACTGCTTCAATTATTTTATCTACAGTATTTTTATATGTAAATTTTTCTTGAAGCTTAAGACCGTTTTCGTTTACAGGATTTGATTTAAATTTTTCAACAGCTTGCTCGCAAGCACCAATGAACTCATCTTCGTCGAAAGTATAAAACTTTCCTTGATTGAACTGCCCTCCTTTATGAAAGAAAACTCCGTCATGAGAATCCTTCTTGCCATTTGGGCTTAATAGGACTGAATTATCTTCATTTGCCCACTCCTTGTAGCCCGTAGCGTTCAATATAACTGAGTGTTTTCCTAAAGCAACAGACTGAAATTCCGGCAGACCCCATCCCTCTCCTCCAGATACTCCTATGACTATATTAGAAGAGTTAAGATAATCATTATAAAGACTATTTTTTTGCATAGAGCCTAAAAAGTTAACGTTAAAGTAACTTTTACCCTCTAGCACTTCATTAATAGCCCTAGAAAAATCTTCGCTCTTTAAAAATGGATTAGAAATTGCACACTGGAGAACATAATCTTTGTTATTCCCATATTTTTTAATCCAAGCTTGAATAGCGTCCTTGTGATTCTTTCTCTTCTCAAGTTTGCCAGAAAGATTAAATACTATTTTCCCTTTTAAGTATCCTTGTTTTTTTACTTTAAAATTATGCGAATCAAACCCTAAAGGAATTGTTTTGACTCCCTCTACAAAATTAGATTCAAAAATTGTTTTAGTATAATTAGAAGATACAATTAAGTTATTGTTAACTCCAATATTTTTTTCTACCTCAGTGATTTCGTCAAGTTCGTGAAACGTGTAAAGAATTTGCTTCTCGCTATAAGATTCTAAACTGCCATTTAAATGCCAAAGCTTAAAAATTGGATTAGCTCTAGAATGATGCTTTAGTCTCTTTTCGACGCAAGATGAAAGCCAGCTTTTAAAGTCTTCACTTATGTCATCCTGACAACTCAGATCGAACTGATCACCAATAGGAAATAAACAAGGCTGTAGCCCCCTTGCATGGAATTCACGCAAGAGAGCTACAGATACCTGACCAAAACTAACAGAATTGACAGGCAGATTTAAGGAGAAATCTCTCATTAAAAGATAACTTCTTCTTCAGATGGAGTAGAAACAGCATCTTGCTTCTGCTCCTGAGTCTGATTCTGAGTCTGTTGTGGAGCACCTTTCTTTTGCTCCTTCGGCTCGGACTTATAGTAGTTCACGGCAGGAGATTTAGGGTTGTCGTTATCATTAGGAAACCCAATAAAATCGACCCTTTCTCCTTTGTAGGTGAAATACCCGGTTATGTACTTCTTTCCAGAAGAACTTTGTTGAATCCAATGAGCGCCAAGTTCACGCTCTTTCCAGTTATTATTACGTTGATTATTGCTGTCGGTATTAGACATACGCGATTATTATTAATGCATTCTGGACAGTTGTCAAACTTTTTTTATCTTGGTTCTTAAAATTTTTAAACCTTTATTATGCAAGTTGATAATTGTTTGAGAGCTTAGATTGAATAGACATGATATCTCCTTCCATGTTGGAGGCTTTTTATTTGAGTAGCAGTATCTATGTTTAAATATTTCCTTAATTCTTTTATCTGGATGCCTTTCCAGCATATTGATAATTTCAACGTGGTTAAAATTAATTTTACTTTCAGAAGACAAAGATGATTTATCAAGTTCTTTATCATCATCTTTTAATTCAAAAAAATTGTTAAATTTATTTTCTGAATTAACGTGATTTAGAAAAAAGTATTTAGTTTTAGATCCTAGCCAAGTTATAAATTTTATTTTTTTATCTGCGTTAAAAGTATAAGCCGCGTCGTAAATCATGTAAAAAGAATGAGAAAGCATTTCGTTTTTATTAATGTGGCTTGCAGCAAAAAAGTTTGTGAACTTGTGGCATGTATTATAATACATTCTACAATATCTGTTGTGTAGCTCCAGTAAACTTTCGTTGTCTTTGTTTAGTTTGATATCTTGAATTAGATATCTATCAGACATCAACCTAATATTTCTTTTTTCCATTTTTCAGTAACTAGCTTATATTCTTTGAAGCTGTATTCATCTTCCCCGCTAAAACACATCAAATATTTATGATGGCTTAAAAAGAAAGAAGAAACTGGCCAGATTTGCATAATTATGTCCTCTAAATTATCATAAAAATCAAAATTATTCATAATTTGATTCTTAAATCCATAATCATCATAATTATATAAATCTATACTGAAAAAATATAAATTTTTTTCTTCTATTTCATCAAAATAGCTTTTTCTACTGAAAATTTGTATGGAATAATAAAATTCTTCGTTTTCATCTGTTGTAAAATAATGTAGATAAGATGATTTTTTAAAATTTATTCTAGCCCTTCTCCCCACCATAGTTACAAGCGGAAAGCAGGTAAAATTTTCTTGTTTATCAATATCAAACTCCAACGTAATTATTGTCTATCCATTTAATAAAGTTATTACAATATTTTTTTTGAAGACTTAAATTAGTTGGCCAGCTAAATGAATAATCTGATAATCCAATTAGCTTGTTGTCATTTCTTAATTCGTACTCATTATCAGGCTTTATCATTTGCCTTTCGCCTTCAAACTCTGTATACCTGCTAACATGAACCACAATCCCCTTATTTTCTTTTTTAATAAAAGAAACTTCATCAGATTTATATTCACAGAATCTTACATCTGTAATAATATTAATTTTATCTTTCTCAATCTGACTATTTACAGAATCTATCCAATATCTTCCGTCTGTCTTAGCTCTCATTATCGCACCGTGAGCTAAAAGTAGAGGTCTTATAAGATTTTTTTCATCCCTAGTGCAATTAGTAGTATCTATTCCGTAAAGCTGTTTTGAAATTTCACTAACTTCCTGTTTTAGTTTTTTGGCAAAAGACAAATATTTGACTTCATATCCAAGATTATTAAAAGATTCGCCAATTAACTTAGCAAAAGAATCTTTGCCACTACCTGCCACACCAGATATTCCTATTAGGTTAAATCTTAAGTTATTTATATTCAATGTATTATAAACTTCCCTTTAAAAGTCGAATGTGTCGAAAGACACAGAGACTTTTCCCGTTCCGCGCTTAATTCGGAACGACCGGTTCTCTTTTACTTCCCTTTTAATAATCCCGAGTTAGCTTTTTAGGGTTAGGAGGAGGTCTACCACCCAAATGCTATTAACTCTTAACCTCACCGTTGACCGTTTTCATCCAGTTCTTCGGGTTTAACCCTTCACTTTCTATCTGCGTCAACTTTCCGCGGGTGCAAAGTCTCTACAAGCAGAGCCGCGCTTTCTTAGAGAACGGGGGCGAACAGCAATGGAGTTCGCCTATCCAAAGACCAATGTAAAGCAATTCTAGAAGAAGTCAACACTTTTTTCAAAAAAACTTGACTGGAGGGCAAAAAAAGCAGAAAATTAATTCGTGGAAATTAAATATGTAAAACTTTCTGACTTCGCAATTTGCCCAAGTAAAAACACGAATGAAGATGCAGGGTATGACTTGTACTCAACTGACATGTGTTCTCTTAAGCCAATGGAAAGAAGATTGGTTTCAACCGGAATTTCAATTGAAATACCAGAAGGATACTATGGTCGCATAGCTCCTAGGAGCGGGCTTGCAGTAAAAAAAGGCATAGATGTGATGGCGGGTGTAATAGACTCTGGATATAGGGGAGAAGTAAAAGTTCTCTTGGTTAATATCAGCAGAGATAATCCGCAAGGTGTTTATGAAAACTTTTTTGGATCTTTCGAGAAAGTTGACATAAAACAAGGAGACAGGATTGCGCAAATAATTATTGAAAAATGCTATTCGCCAAAATGGACAGAAGTAGAAGAACTATCCAACTCTAATAGGGATGAAGGAGGTTTTGGAAGTAGCGGTATTTGATTTGATTGCCCCAGTCGGGCTGATTGCATCCTTTCTTTTTATTTGGTTTAAAACTGATTTTTTGCATTCTTATTTAAAGTTAATTAATTTAAACTTTAAAGAATATGAAGATCAAGCTATTGAGAACCCAGATTTACTGCTAGTTGAGCATTTAGCTTGTAAAAACCAAGCAAACCGTGTCATATTTTTTATTTTTAAGCTTTTATCTTGTCCTTTTTGTCTAGCCGCTTGGCTTTGTTTAGGTGTAAGTTTATTCTACAGCATTAAATTAATTGGATTTTACTATGCATTTTCTTTAATTGCTTACAGAATTTTAGAAAAAACATTTTTCGATGACTGAAATAAAGACCATACAAGAATACAAAAGCTTCATTGAAACGATGGCTAATTTTCATAAGCTAGATAATTTTATGGTTAATTTTTTGCATGCATTTAATAATATTGCCGTTGGGTGTAGCTGTAAAAAGAAAGCTCGGATAGGAGCGACAAATTTAAGAAAAAAAGAATCGATAGAAAATATGAGCCAAAGCTTTATAACTTCAGTTAAAGAAAATCTAAAACAAGATTTATCTTTTTATCATAACAACGAACAAATATTATTTATAGAAAATGGACCAAACTAAAATAGATTATAATAAAAAAATGGTTGGCCAAAAAGTCAAAGTTATAGACCAACATGGCTTTAACTGGATAGGTGAAGTAAAAGAGGCTGTCGATGATCATTCTTTTATAATAAAAGATGATTCTAATAGAGACTTCGTTGTAAGTATTTATGATATTAGGTCTGTCGATATGACACAACTGTCTCGCGTCTAGTAACGCAGTATACAAAAAACCCTTTAAAATAAGGGTTTTATAAATTGGCACAGTTTTAGCTATAAGGTGTGCCATGTTATTACATAACAATCCTTATAAAATATTCGAAGATCTGTTCTTTACAGATCAGAACACTTCTTTTCACCCTTTTCAACAGAAAGATAAATCTTTTCAAGCAGTCTTGGAAGTTCCCGGATTCAGTAAAGATAATTTAAAAATAGAAGTTGAAGACGGATACGTGAGGCTAAATGGAGAAGCTGAGGTCGGCGGCAAAAAACGAACTCTCAGCAAATATTATGAACTGCCGCAAAAAGCCGATAGTAAAAAGCTCTCGGCTAAATTAAATAATGGCATCTTGGAGCTTTTAATTCCCAGAAAAGACCATCCTAAAAAAATACCAATATCAATAAAATAAAACTTGACAAAATAATTATCTTAACTGTCAACTGGTCGCTGTTTATACAGCGGCCTTTTTTTGTGTAAATATAAGAAAGATGAACAATAAAACTTTAGAAAAAGTTCCTGAAGTTATTAAAATTTTAGAATATCTCCTGCAATTATCTAAAATAAGAGATGGAATGGAGAATCCAAACCAAGCGGGCGATGATATTTGGACGCACCAACTAAAGACTTGTATTTCAATTTTAAAAGATGAATGACTCAACTAGAAAAAAATTTGTTAAAATAGAAAAAATACAAGATTCTATTGATATGATTATAAAATCTCTTGATTTTTGGGAAGAGAAAATGAATATCTGCTTCAAAGAGGTTGACCGCTTAGAAGAAGAATCTTGGCATCCAGAATTTGAAAGCCGCATTAAAAAAGTAAAATCACAAATGAATCAAATTTTAGGCAAAATCTATATAGAAGAAGAAGAGCTGAGTAAACTTGAACAGAGCATGAATAGCATCTATTCTGAAATTTTTTCTAAAAAAAGTGAAGAGTAAGAAAAAATATTATCTAATTGTTTCCGAAAAAAACAATTGGAGGTACGGGGCTTTTGATTTTTCTGAAGAAGGCAAAAAGAAAGCTGAAAAGTATTTAAAAGATCTTATTCGCAAAACCAAAGACCGCTCACTGCAGATTATCGAAAAATAATCTTGACCCGGTAGCAAAACTAAAATAAGGTGACAAACCGCTTGGATTCCAAGTGTAAATTTTTCTATCAATGGATATCAAAGTTAAGAAAAGAAGTGGCAAATTAGAAAGTTTCGATGTTGAAAAAATCAATAAATGCGCATACAGAGCATGCTTGGGGATTGGCGGCAACAACGTATCTGCTAGTGAAATTATTTTAGATGCGCAACTTCAGCTTTACGATAAAATCACGACCAAGGAAATCGACGACGCCTTAATTCTATCCGCAAGAGCCAAAATAGAAAAAGAACCAAATTACAGCAAAGTCGCTGCCGCGTTGGCTGCGAACGCTCTATATAAGGAGGTTTTTCGCGAAAGCGTAGACTCTGATACTTTTGAGCTTCAGTACCGCAAATCCTTTGTCCAAGGAGTTAAGAAGCTGGTGAAAAATGAGATAGCCAATCCAGAGCTATTAAATTTTGATTTAAAAAAACTGTCAGAAGCTATTGACCCTGAAAGAGACAAGAAATTTAAATATCTTGGACTACAAATTTTAATTGACAGATACTTTATTCGTGTAAATAATAAAATAGTCGAGTCACCACAAGCTTTTTGGATGCGCGTGGCGATGGGCTTAGCTTTAAATGAAGACAACAGAGAAGACAGAGCCATTGAGTTCTATAACTTATTTAGCAATTTCCTTTACACTCCTTCCACCCCTACTCTCTTTAATAGTGGGACTACTCACTCACAACTAAGCTCATGTTATTTAAATACATTCGATGATAGTATTGACGGAATCTTTGAAGGAGTCTGGCAGGAGGCGCGTAAGAGTAAATACGCTGGAGGCTTGGGCTTTGATGTTACTAATTTTCGTTCTTCTGGCGCTTTCATCAAAGGCACAAACGGGATTTCAGGAGGTCTTGTGCCATGGCTCAAAATCTTTAACGATACACTCGTCGCGGTAAATCAAGGCGGCAAAAGGCCCGGTGCTGGATGCGCTTACTTAGAGCCTTGGCATCTTGACTTCGAGGATTTTCTAAACCTTCGCCGTAACACTGGTGACGAAAGGCTTCGCTGTCACGACATGAATACTGCTGCATGGATCCCTGACCTATTCATGCAGAAAGTCCAGAAAGACGAAGACTGGTACATGTTTTGCCCTTCTGATTGCAGAGAATTGCACGAAGCTTACGGAGATGACTTTAAAGAATCTTACGATTATTACTCTAAAAAAGCAGAAGAAGGAGAGCTGAAAAACTTCCGCAAGATAAAAGCTAAAGAGCTTTGGAAGAAAATGCTAAAAGTCCTGTTTGAGACCTCCCATCCGTGGGTAACTTTCAAAGACCCATCGAACATTCGTTATAGCAATCAGCACGAAGGCACGGTACATTCCAGCAATCTTTGTACAGAAATTCTGCTTCACACTAAGCCATCTGTTTATAAAGATGGAGAAAAAACTATAGTTGGCGAAACTGCTGTTTGCAATCTCGGTAGCGTAAACTTAAAGAATCATCTTACTGAAAACGATGGTAAATTTACGCTGAATCGCGATCTACTCGCCAGTACAATCAAAACTGCTGTTCGCCTATTAGATAATGTTGTTGACTTGAATTTCTACCCGACTAAAGAAGCTGCTAATTCAAATTTACAGCATCGCCCAGTTGGATTAGGAATGATGGCAACTCACGACGTACTTCAATTAGTTGATATCCAGTACGATTCCGACAGAGCTGTTAAATATATTGACGAGCTTACAGAGTTCTTCTCTTACAATGCTATACTATCATCTAGCGAGCTGGCTCAAGAGAGGGGGAGTTACAAAACCTTTTCGGGCTCACTGTGGGACAAAGGCCAACTCCCAATAGATACGTACAATAAATTGCTAGATTTTAGAAAAAAATCTGGAAGCAAGCCCGTGGGGGGTAAATTGGATTGGTCAGAAGTAAGGGAAAGTATTTCGAAATATGGAATCAGAAATAGCAACATTATGGCAATTGCTCCTACTGCTACTATTGGGTATATCAATGGTGTTGAGCAGAGTATTGAACCGAACTTCTCAGTCCTTTTCGTCTACGAAAACAAAAGTGGAAACTTCTACATCACAAACGAGCAGTTCGTCGAAGACATGAAGAAGGAAGGCTTGTGGAGCCCAAGATTCGCAGAGGCTGTTAAAGAAGCGGATGGGGATGTTACTCTTCTGGATATACCAGAGAAGTATAAAGAGAAATATAAAACGGCCTTCGATCGCGATATGTTTAAGCTGATTGAATGTAATGCCGCTCGTCAAAAGTGGATAGATCAAGGAATCTCTTTTAATCTATACAACAAGAATACGAGCCTTAAGTATCTAAATGATATTTACATGGCTGCGTGGGAAGCTGGACTGAAGACAACTTACTATTTAAGAAACCGCGGTGCTTCTAAAGTTGAGAAATCAACCAAGAAGGAGTATACAGAAGAAGAACAAATAGCTTGTTCTATTGCTAATCCCGAAGCCTGCGAAGCCTGTCAATAATTTATAAATATGAACGACTCAAAAACTGGAAATATACTAGGAAAAGACGTTGCGGGTGTAAATTGTATTTTACCGCACAAGCACAAGACTGCGTGGGATTTATTCCTTAAAGGATGCGCTAATAATTGGATGCCAACAGAAATCTCTATGGCGGACGATATTAAGCAGTGGAAAAACGGAGACATAACAGATGATGAAAAACTTTTGGTCAAACGTTCACTCGGCTTCTTTGCTGGTAGTGAATCCCTTGTTGGTAATAATCTATTATTGTCTGGTTTTAGGTACATCACTGATGCTGAGTGTCGTCAGTATATTCTTCGGCAAGCGTTCGAGGAAAGTCTGCATAACTTAACTATCGTTTACGTTTGTGATTCTTTAGACCTTAAAATAGACGAAGTATACCAAGCATATTTAAATATTCCGTCGATTAAGGCCAAGGATGATTTCTTAATGAGCATTACCACTGATCTAAGCAGAGCAGACTTTAATCCTCATTCTCAAGAAGGTAAAAAAGAGATTTTAAGAAACTTCATTACTTATTGGATTGTGTGTGAAGGCATATTTTTCTTTAGTGGTTTTGCAATGCTTTTAGCTCTCGGTCGTCAAAATAAAATGCAAGGCATTGCTGATCAAATTAAGTATACTCTTCGGGACGAAAGCTCTCACATACAATTTGGAACTTATGTCATCAATCAAATCATAGAGCAAAACCCTAAAATTTGGACAAAATCTTTTCAGCAGGAAGTAACTGAGCATGTACAGAAAGCTGTTCAACTAGAAATAGCTTACGCTAAAGATGTCCTGCCTAGAGGAATTCTTGGCCTTAACGCTGAGATGTTTGTGGATTATATGCACTACATCGGCAATCGCAGGCTAGAAGGAATCGGCCTCGAATATAGGTTTGAGTCTGACAAAAACCCATTTCCGTGGTTAGGAGAGGTAGTCGATGTTCAAGCTATGGGCAACTTTTTTGAGCGCCGAGTTAGAGAATATCAACAATCCGGTTCTCTTGAGGACGACTTTTGATGTAACATTCTGTGTACAACGATGTCACGATTCAAATTCGCCTCCGAGTCTTTTATGCTGGGCCAAATTTCATGCGAAATGATAGCGCTCTCTCAGCATCTAAACGAAAATAATGGCCAAAAGCTTAACGGCGAATTAGTAGAGCTTGACAAAATAATTAACAGAGTCAACAGAGTAAAAGAACTCATGTTAAGAAAGGACGAAGATAATGCCTAATATATCTGAGTTTGAACGCAATAAACCCAAAGAAACTCATAAAGCTTTTGAGGATGCTAGAAAAAAATATGAGGCTATATTACGAGAAACCACTGTCATGGACGATGTAGATGCTAGTAGGGTTGAAATGGCATCTATTTTTCTAAAAGACTTAAAAGAAATTTATAAAAAGTTTCTTGCTGGGCTATAATAAATTGTATGAGTAATCACATTAAAATGATGTTGGAGTCGCACCGTCGGTGCGCATCTGCTATCCAAGACGCAGCAAACGATGCCAGAAAGGCTGCAGACGCATCTGCTGAAGAAGCTAAGCAGTTTGAAGATATGGCTCAACAAGCAGCTACAAGAGCAGTAGAGGCCACTGAAGCCGTCAAGGTGCTAGAAGCTAAACTGACAGCCTCTACAACAGAGTAAGTCTGTCTTTCATTTGACTGATTATATTGACTTGATTCTCAAATCTTATATATTTAGTCAAGATGGTAGCTCTTTGCTGCCTAATCCTTGTATCAAGACTTACACCTCTTTCTTTTAATGGCTCTACAATGTCAGAAATAAAGTCGAACATCCCTCTTGATCTCATAAATTGCCAGTACATGTCTTCCGTGCCTTGCTCACACTCTAATAGGACGCTTGCCTTGCAGTCTATCTTTGCGCAAGACAAAACATACCTAAACGGTAAAGACTCCGTGGGAGGCTCGCATAAAGGGGCATGAACTAGTAAGTTCATATAGTATATTACACCATGAATCAAACAAATCTAGTAAATGATATTCCAATTACAAAAGATGGGTTTGACCATATAAGCTGTATTGTTGAAATACCTAAAGGCACTAATACTAAATATGAGTATAATGAAAAGCATAATATTTTTGAGCTTGAGAGATGTTTAGTTTCGTCATTGCAATATCCAGTCAATTATGGTTTTATAACTCAAACTTTTGCTCTAGATAGTGACCCTCTTGATGTCTTGATTTTTAATCATGACCCAATAGATAGAGGCAGTTTGGTTAGATGCAGAGTCTTAGGAGTCCTTGACTTTGTAGACAATAATGAAATAGATTACAAAATAATTGCCGTTCCTCATTGGGCGCCGAAAAGTCGCTACCCACGCTTGTCTTCTATAGAAGATGAACACTTGAAAATTTATAAACAGTTTTTTAGGATTTACAAAATAGACCGAACTAGCACTGTAAAAGTTGGAGAATGGAAAAATGGCAAAAAGGCCAGTACAGTAGTCTTAGACGCTCATAACAGGTGGCAGGAAAAACAGGCGATAAATGATTGATTTTGGATTAACCGCGCAAGAAGAAAACAAGGACTTGTTGCAATATTATTGGTTCGAATCCGCTTTCTCTCCAGACCAATGCCAAGAAATTATTAATATAGGAAAAACTTATCCTCAGGAGGGAGGGAATACTTTTTCAGGAGCAGGAGGTGGGCCATCCTCAATTAGGTCTAGCACTATAAGATGGATCGATTACCAAGATCCAAGAGTTGAATGGCTCGTATCTCAACTAGGAGACATGGCTAAAGAAGCCAACAGACAATTATACAAACTAGATTTATACGGCTTTACAGAAAAACTGCAATTTACAGAATACGAAGGGCAAGGATCGCACTACGACTGGCATCCTGACATTGGCCCGAATATGACCAAAAGAAAGATAAGCATAGTTGTGCAGTTAAGTGATGAGAAAGATTACGAAGGTGGCGAACTACTTATAAACACTGGGCATTTAATGACTCCCAGTAAAAAACAAGGAACCGTAGTGCTTTTTCCATCTTTTTTAATGCATAAAGTAGAACCTTTACGATCTGGAAACAGATACTCTTTAGTTTCTTGGATTAGCGGCAACACTTGGAGATAGTTATGGGAATGTTTGACGAAATAATTGTACCGAAGTCTTATTTAAAAGGCTTGCTCACAAAAGACCAAGAGAAGCTTTTAAAAGTTTCTAGCCGCTACGGCGGCTCGGTTAGAGGTATTGAATTCCAAACTAAATGTTTAGAAAGCGCTTTACTTCATTATAAAATTTACAAACAAAAACTTTTCAAAAACGATGGGTCTCTATGGAATTGTGAGCCTCCAAATACGGAACAAAGAAATGAAAACACTTCTAAAAAGTATCCTTATGAAAAAGGCCGCTGGAATAAAGTGCACCATGACGGCACTGTAAACTTTTATACGTCTATTTACGACAAAGACCAAAATGTATGGTGGATCGAATTTAAATTTACTTTTGTAGGTGGAGTCATAGACAAAAAAGAACTAATTGAATTCGAAATGCAGGAAACTGCTGAAGAGGCAAAAGAAAGAGCGGAAGCTTGGACAAAAAGACACGCAGAAATCGATGCTTTCGAAAAAACTTTTAAGTATAAGTTTTTTGATAAAATACGAGTATTTTTAAGTCGAGTATTAGAATGGGTGCAACAGCAGACAATATTACCTAGCCCTAACTCTGTGAAAATTGATAGACAGCGAGTAGCAGAAAAAAGAAAAAAACTGAGTTTCTGGAAGCATTACTAAAATGGATAGCTTATATATAGTGGAGAATAAAGATATAGTTTGGGAATACAATAAAGATTCTCTAACTGCAAAAATTACAGAAATTTTAGACGGAATAGCTGAAGGAGATATAAAGCTTACCTCCCCTTATCAACCAAATCTTGGTACAAAATATATTGGGTCAGATGTAAGAAAAAGTATTGCTGATGCGATAGTTGCAAAAATAAACGAATACCCCAGTTGCTCTTAATGGACTTCCCTTCAAAAGGCTATAAGGAAATAAGAGAGGATTGTCCGGATATCCCAGCAGACACTTGTCCTTTAATCGACAAGACACTCAAACATGTTACTGAAATTGAAATTAATTTAGAACAACTTAGAGATCAAAATGAAGCCTTGCGCGACGTTGGTAAATTTTGGAGAGCTACTGCCATCAACTTACTTCAGGAATGTTGCGATTTAAATAGATATATAAAAAAGTTAGAAGATGAATGAAAAAAGGATTTACAGTATTGGAGCTCTTATTAGCCATTACTGTTATATTTTTATTAATTTCCTTATCCCTGCAAACTTACGCAAACGCAAAGCGACAAGCGCGAATCGCTGCGTGTAAAGTATATAGAAAACAAATAGAAACCTTTCGCGAAATGCCAGAATATAACCTACCAACCATATCAGACTCCGATATTAAAACTCTGGTGAAGACTTACGACCAATGCTATCAATGCCACACAACAGCAAGAGTCCCTTATTATTACGCAGAATGAAAATACTAATAATAATTTTACTAGCCCCAACCCTATACGCGCAGACAACTCGGTACGACCAAATAGTCGAGAGGAACGCTTTTTCTCTACTAGATAAACCTCCGGCTAAAGTTGAATTGCCGAAGCTTCTGGAGAAGCCGCCTGTTAAATTGAATCTCACCGGCATCATAACAAGAAGGGGAGTGACTAGTGTTTATTTATTTTCTAAAGATATTCCCAAAAGATTTCTAACACTTTCTACTAAAAGAAGGACAGATAGCGGAGTGACGCTTTTAAGCGTGGAGAAAGGTTTAGTGGAGGTAAATAATAATGGCGTGACCGAGCTACTCTCTTTTGAAAGTCACAAACTACCCTCTACAATTACGCTGCCAGCGCTCAACGCCAAACCTACAATTATAAAAAAGAAGGACGACAAAAACAAGTCTGTCAAAACGGCCTCTCCAACTCCCAAGGCAAACATAGTGACCGTCCCTTCGAGACGACCGAAAGTAGATCCAAGAATTATACAAAAAGGATTGGAGTATATAGATAAAATAGAGGATAAGGAAAAAAGAGAATACATTCTTCAAAGGCTCGAAAGGCTTCAAAGCGGCCAAGAAAAAATCGACAGAAAGATTGACAACAACGAAAGAAAACGTCAGTATGACGAACGACGCAGAGACAAATGACAGTAAAAAAAGATAAACTAATAGAGTTCACAAACCTCGTTAACGAGTGCTGCGCGGTCATGGATCATGATTATGTAGCAGACTGGCTGACTAAGCCAAATTCAGACTTAAACATGGATGTACCATTAGATATATTTAATTCTGAAGGTACAGATAGAATTTTTAAACTGCTGTATTTTATTGATATCGGCGAAGCTGATGCATAACTTTTTTTGATTTATTAAAAATTATACATATACTAATTTAGCAATAGTTAAATCTATTTTAAATTAGTATGAAAAGTAATTATACTTCTCTGATTGTTCAGAGAGCAAAAGAAGGAAAGCTGGCAACAGTTGATAGTGGTAAAAATTCTCAAACTTTTTATGACGGCGAAAAAGTCGTTGAGATAAAAGATAAAAAAGATTTTTTAAATCTAGCCAAAAACCCTAACTTAAATGGCTGGGCATTAGTAGGAGAAAACGCGCATTTAGGATCTCCTAGAGGAGAGAGATCTTTCTCAAAGGCTCAACCTTTTACTTCTGAAGAGTTAACTCAGTTCTACCAAGACGCAGAAAAAAACGATTTAATTATCGGGCTTTTTCCACAGCAGTCTACGCCTAGGGCAACAGTGTATTCACAACTAGAAAAAAACGATTTAAACGATCCAATATCAATTCATAAGCTAGTAACCAGCTTTCCTCAAATTTCTCTAAAGAAGCCTAGCGCTAATTTCGCGGAAACGGAAGTCAGAAAAGAAGGATATAAACATAAAGCAAACTTAAATGCTGTTTTAAATGCTGCTCGTTTTTTTGATTATTCTGACTCTGATCCTAACGCTAAATTTATTAGAGATAATATAGAAACAATTTCTCGGTTTCTTTCTACAGATGCTCAAGATGCTTTCAACTTAAACGATAGATATAAAGTCGGGGCGAAGAAAGGTAAAATCAATACTAACAAAATTTCCATGTCTCAAATGTATACGATTCTATCTATACTTAGAGGTAAAATTGGCAAAAATGGCGAAATTACTGAAGATTTAAACTATAGAGAGTCTCAAGGCAAGCTATGCAGTTGGTCTTTTACTAAAAAATATATTTTAAATCTTGGCCCTTTTCATAGAAACGGAGGAGTTGGGAGAAGTAATGTAATGTACCACGGTGAAAGAAACTATATTATTAGAAAAGCTAAAGAAGAGGGTTTCTCTTTGAAAAGCCGGAACAGAGGAACTTTCACCAGTGAAGAAGATGCTGTTTTTGTAAAGTACAGGACTATTTATAGAAATTCACTAAAAGAACTTTTTAATGCTTTTTCTAGTTTACTGACAGCTATTCCTGATGAAGTAACCCACTCTATTGGAACTTTACGTCTATCATCTGAGCAGTTTACTTTATTTGATCTTGATTGATTTATGTCAGTAAAAAAAGTTGAAAAAGATTGGGGTTACGAGCTTTGGCTTGCTAACAACGAAACAGAAAATTACTGCGGTAAAATTCTCTACATTAGAGAAGGATATAGAGGCTCTATGCATTTTCACTCGGAAAAGCATGAAACCTTTTACATTCTAGAAGGCAAGCTAAGAGTAGATACTCTAAACACAGAAACTGCTGAAAAATCTGTTGACATTCTCAACGAAGGTGATACTTTTGTGCTCGACAGACTAAAGCCTCATCAACTTATCGCGCATGAAGGCGATGTTAAGTTTATCGAGATTAGTACGTTTCATAAAGATAGCGATAGCTATCGCGTTTGGAGATAATGAAAAAAATTATATTAGCCTTACTCGTATCGGTCACCTTAGTTCAAGGTGAGGAGTTAAAACTTTTCGGCAAAACTGTTATTTATGAAAATGGCAGTTGGGTAAATCCCGATGAACCTAAGTTTAAAATTACTAAACCTAAAACTTGGTTAAAGCGCAACTACGTTCGCCATTACATGCAAGGCTCTCAAGAACTTACAGATTCAATTATAAAAATTAATTTTAAAGAACTTGTAGAAGCAGGTAAAACAGGCGACAAGATTAAACTTAATGAGTTTATCGAGCTTTTTCAGCTTGACAAAACAAAAGAAGCTGTTAAGAATCATCCCGAAGCTGTTGCTGTGCCTGCGGGCATGGCATTAGGCTCTGCTGCCGAAGGCGGCAAAGGCACGGTTATGGCAACAGCCGGTCTACTTAAAAACGTTGGCACTTTGACGCTGAAGACATTTAAGTTTTTAGCTAAGCCTGTGACCAAAGTAGTTAAGGTAGAAAAATGAAGAGGTATATTTTAGGCTTTCTAGCTTTCGTCGGACTTAACTTCGCTGGCTTGTTCTCTTTGGGGATGATAGTCGGTTTTGTTATAGCTTTAGGCGGAGAAAGAAATGCGGATACTCTTGAACAATCCGGCTGGTTTAACGCGCTAGTGCTTGTAGTTTGGCCAATTATTTCTTTCTTTGCTTTCAAATTTTCAGTACAAAGAATTATTCTAAAAACTAAAGACGAGGATTCAAAACTTTTCTGAGATGAGGCACATAATACTATCAATGTTGATTTCTGTTTCTGTTTTTGCGCAAACAGAAGAAAATAAATCATTTGTGGCTTTTGCTAACAGCTATATTCCAGAGTTAGACGAGAGAGTTTTAACTCGCGAAGAAATTTGGGAGGAAAAAGAACCAAAAGAATATTATCCTGTAAATGACATTATTACCAAAAAGACTCTGTTTGTACCCACGACAGGCGCGAACAAAGCTTTCTATCAGTCATTAAATTATTACAATAGAAATCTTTTTATGGCGTTAAAGCAAGCGGCGAAAAAAGCCAGAGAGGATAATAAAACTTTCTATATCAATATAGTTGCTGGCGAAGGCACACCCGCTCACGCTTTCAAAGGAAGAAATAATGTATATAAAGCCTCTGAGTACACAGAAGGCCAGTGGACTATACTAGGTATCAATCCAAAAGGAGAACTCGTACAAGACCATTATCAACATGGCGAGTACGGTAAGGTGGGAAGAGACGGTATTTCGTACGAACATGCTGTTAAAACCTTTAAAGCTACTAAATTAAGAGAGGCTGCAAAAAGAGCAGAAGAAAGCGATAAGAAGCACGACTGGGAAGTAATACTTTCTTTTGACGATGCACAAAATCAAGTATTTAAGTTTGATACTTTTGCAGAATATGAAGAGTTTTACAACATTAATAAGGTTTATAACTTCAAGCCTGAGAATGTTAAAACAAGAAAAATCGACGTTAAAACCCAGCATCAAACCAAAAATCCTTTAGTTAAGAAGTGATAAAATTAAATCATAAACATTTAATTTTAAAAGGCGTTATGACTGACGTACTCACTGTCAGTGAAATCGAAAATGTCATAAATGATTTGGTAGATAAATTAGATATGAAATATGTTAAGACAATGCCTGTTAATCCTATGGTAGCTTATGAACCAAATGAAAATTGCGGAGTTACTGGCGTAGGCATAATAACAACCTCTCATATAATAATCCATACTTGGGACGATACAAAATATTTTCAAGCAGATATTTATTCGTGCAAAGACTTTGATCCTTCTCAAGTAATAGACTCGCTCACATCTTATAAACTAGAAACTAAGCAAGGTAAAATGCTAGACAGAAACGACGAAATAAAAGATTTACATCTTACATGAAATATATAATCTTATCCCTACTATTTGTTACTACTGCTTTCGCGCAGTATCCTATAGAATTGCCTAAAGAGTATCCTGCTGTTAAAAAGTATAATGGTGTCTTTATGCGAATTTCAAAACAAGAAAGTAATTTGTACATGTTACAGCTTTATGGAACTACTTTCGCTGAGAAAGAGGAAGACGTAGTAATTCTTTCTGATAAAGATTTTGCCACTACCATTAAAGAAGTAGAGGTCAAAACTATTTACGAGCTAATAGCTACTGGATCTAATATTACTCATGCTTCTATAGATGTTATAAAAGATCAAAAAGAGTTGAGGTATCTTAACTTATCCAAAAATAAAAATATAAGCGACGAAACTTGTCGCAAGATAGGAGAATACTTTCCTGAACTAGAAAGACTTAACTTGTATCAAACTGCTGTTACTGACAAGGGACTTGAGTATCTTTCTAATTTAAAGAATCTTCGCGCACTTCATTTATTTGGTTCTAAAGTTACTTTCAAAGCTGCTAGTGATTTTAGGAATTTAATGGCGCAAAACGGCAATGATGATTTAGAAATAACCATAGGCGGTAAACATCCTGCTTTAGGCAGTATTAAGTATAACGCCTTCTTAAAAGCTACCTACCAAAAAAATGCTGACTCAGGTAAGCTTAATCCAGATTTCAAAGTCGACGTAGCTGGCGAAACCAAGCCTAACAAAAAATACGAAGACTCTGAATAATATCATGGAAACAGAAATTAGTCCTATTCAGTTGGTGCTGGCGCTCCCGTCGCTAGTGTGTCTCATTATTGCTTGGGTAGCCATGTTTCAGCAGGGCAAAACAGGGCTCGGTATTGCATGTATTCTTCTAACTTTCCTATGCGGTATAGGTGGACTTATCACCTTTATTTGGGGTTGGATGAGTAACAATGTTAATGTCAAAGTAATGATCGCTTGGACTTTGCTTATAATTATGAGTACGGTGGCAAGCTTAACAGGATCATGAGCTCAAGTTCTCTGATAGAGAGGGAGCGTAAAAAGTTAAAAATGGAGTGGGAGCAACTACCCAATCCTAAGCCAACTTGGGAAGATTACAAGCGTGTGAAAGCCCGAAAAACTTTTAAATAATGCTATGCGTTTTACTTAGTCAAAGCACTAGATGCTTTTTAATACTTCAACGCAAGCATTTCAGCCCCGATAGCTCAATTGGATAGAGCATCTGCCTTCTAAGCAGAGGGTTGCCGGTTCGAGTCCAGCTCGGGGTGCCATTTTGAACTTATTTGTAAATTTAGCTCTTAGTTATTGGAAGTTAAAAATAAAAAATTTATTTTTTAAAGACCGGTGTAATTGCAAAGTATGTGCGAATGTTCACAATGCAAAAAAGAATTCCAAGAAATCGACTTGATTTGGGTGCAGAAAGCAGGCAAGCTCTACCTGCTTTGTAAAAACTGTTATGAGCAAATGTTTAAATAAAAAATTATGTTTATAGAACTTACAGAAATAGTTACAGAGGGAATTGGCAGCTTGTCTAACCCTGAAAGAAACATTGTTATCAACACTTCTAAAATACAAACTTTCTATGCAGACTCTTCTGAAAGAACAGTCATAGAACTTCGCAGAAACTCCGTAAGAGTGAAAGAATCTTACGAAGAAGTAAAAGAGCTTCTAAAAGATTGATCTAGTTTA